CAGCACCGTTTCCAAAGCCCTGTCCACTATCTGATTTTTTAACCTTTGTCGCTGCCATGCTTTCACCCGCTTTTCGTGCAGTTCACGAGCCGCCTGTTCCGATTTCTGATCCAAGAGCCGCTGGTACTCTTCTACGATGTCACGCCACATATCGGGCATTCCCATCTCCCAGCGCACCATTTTCTCTAAGTCAGCATAAAACTGCTTGGTCTGCCGCAGATACATTACATTGTCTATGGCTTGTGTGGCAAGGTCGTCTTTGATCCCCTTTTTCTGGTTGTCTTCCCGTTGTACTTCTGCTTTCTCGTGGCTGGCCTCTAACTCTGCGTGCCCCTTGAAAAACTTTGACAGTGCGCCGCCCACTTCCGTGGTGATCTTTGTCAGATCATTGCCTGTTTTCTTCAGGTCTTGGTAGACGGCAACGCACCCCTTTATGCCCTCATAGGCTCCCTTGCAAAGTGCGAATGCCGTGATTGGATCAATTTAAACACTCCACTCTGCCGTTGGTTTACTTGGCCAAGACAAATCTCCCGCTACGGGGTTTATAAACGTAGCGCGAAGCAGGTTTCGATATGCAACAAAATCCGCTTTGTTTGTCAGATATGGATTACTGAGCGTTGCATCCGCTACATCTGGAACCATTGCCCAATCGGTGTCAGCCAACAGTTGAGACGCTATTGATTTATTTGCTTCCGCAGTATTCGGTGGTCGTACAGGTTCAACATAGTCTTCAATTGGTCCCCATTTACCAGACACGCATTCAGAATATATCTGTACGCCATGAGCTTCTACATCACGGGGGTCTGCCCCAAATGGAAAATACTCGGACTGACCTTCAAATAGCACTTGGCATATAACAGCGGTTTTACCCGCATTAGCCCAAGCAGGGTCTTTTACATCTGTGTAGTTCATCATGCAATCCTTACAAAAAGTGCAATTGTGTAATACTGAAAGCCGTAGGCGGCCGTACTATATGAAAAAGTCATTGCCCGCCAAGTTCCGCTTAACCCTAAATTTGTATCCGCAAAATTACTTGCCCCGGTTGTACCAACTGGATACCCGGAGAAATTAGCCCCAAACCACATATTTAATGCTACGTTATTTGCACCAATCCCAGAACCACCACCTTGGTTACCAGATGCTCTGGTTAGAGTGCTTCCAGCAACCGTCGTACCGGCGCTATAGGTGGTAGACACCGTATTAAAATCGGTTGATCCAGCAATTACATATGAGCCAATAGCTCCATAGGCTGTCATACTGACTGCGCCAGTCAAACCATTAACTGAAGTTACCCCACCATTGGCAGCGGTTGTTGAGTTAGTGGCAAACCCTGCGTTGGTGGCAGACCCTGCGGAAGTGGCAAAAGTTGCATTGGTGGCGGACCCCGCACTGGTCGCAAACCCCGCGTTAGTAGCAGCCCCGGCATTGGTGGCAGACCCTGCGGAGGTGGCAAAAGTTGCATTTGTTGCAGAAGACGCTAGTGTTGCAAGCGTAGCCAGCGTAGCTGTAGTGGCCAAAGTGGCGGTAGTAGCTAAAGTGGCCAAAGTGGCGGTAGTAGCCAGAGTTGCATTTGTGGCGCTGGCTGCGCTGCCTGAGACGTTAATACCCCAAGTACCTGACGCCCCGGTTCCAGTAGGAGAAGGTACGTTTGTACCAATGACCAAACCTAAATTTGTTCTTGCTCCTGCCGCAGTGGTTGCGCCTGTACCACCATTGACAACCGCCAAAGTACCAGCCAGGTTTGCGGCTTGCAGTTCATAGAAGTTGGTTGCATCAGACCAGACCATGACTTTGGAGCCGTCGGTGACCGTGACCCCTGTTCCCGCTGCTGTGGTGTTGCCAATCACAGACGAGTTGTAGATGGTCATTGAATAACCACTGTTGTTCCAAACGATGTACGCTTTGGAGGCAGGGGGTGCATAGACAGCGAAGGCAGCACCAGTCGTGGTGGTGAACCGCAACATGGCATACACAGCTTGGTTGCTTGCTGCTGTGGACGTTGGGCCGTTTGTGTATGTCAGGGCTTGGCTGGCAGAAGTCACGCTGACCGTCTGATACCCACTGACAGCGGTATCTAGGATATACGCCAAATTGTTGTTGGTCGTGTCCCCCCAAACACCCGCCTGGGTGCCGCTAGTCGGCAGTTCAATCCGAAGATTTGAGGAATATGTGCTCATTGGTTTTCCTTTATAAATTCAACCCAAGCTGCCGTTGTTTCATTCCATTGATATATCCCACCGTTAGTAGGATAAGAAACAGGCGCAATCCAATTACAAGTTTCTTCTACCAACACCCAGCTTGGATACGGTTGAGGGGGAATAAACGCATCACGCTTAGCGTCGTAGGTATACCCAAGACCAGCGTAATTTTTCCGAATACTTCCACTGTAGCTTGTTTGTTTCCAGTCGCCGCCAAACAAAGACTGACAAAAAGCAACTCCCTTTGCTTCGTCCTCTACACCATCCACCAACAATTCATCATCAGCCACAGCAATAACTTGCGTGACTATATTCTGTTCGTTAAGTTGTGCGAAGTGCGCCATTAGAACGTAATGCTCCCTGAGCCAGTCCATCTGTAAATTTTATACCCGCCTGTATTGGTCAGCGTTGGCGAACCAGTTGTAGAGGCAGCATTTGGATATGTGTTGGAGTATCGAATAATGACAACTCCAGAACCGCCAACAGCCGAGAATGCGCCATTACCGCCACCTCCGCCACCTCCGCCTGTATTTGCAGTTCCGGCAGTTGCGGGCGCGGCTGGTCTTGCTCCGTCACCACGTCCGTCGCCACCAAATCCACCTCCACCAAGTCCACCGGGGCCACCGTCAACTTGTCCACCAGCGCCGCCGCCACCAGCGTAATAAGTTGATGACCCTGTAATAGAAGAAGTTAAACCGTTACCGCCTGCAACACCTTGAATACTGCCAGTACCAGTCGCACCAACTGCACCTGCGCCACCGCCGCCACCTCCGCACTGTCCACCATTTGCGTCATAGCCGCCGTTACCGCCAGTATTTCCTTGCCCGGCTGTACCTGCACCGCCAGAAGTGGCTCCGTTTTGCCCTCCTCCGCCTCCTGAACCACCAGAAAATCCGTTTTGTCCGGGAGGGCCACCGCCAGCGCCACCGCCAGTTGATGTTATTGAAGAAAATACAGAATTACCACCATTTGAAGACGCCCCTGAAGAGGTCGCACCGCCGCCGCCTACGGTGACTGTATACGTCACACCCTTTGATACGCTTACTGAACCAGTGCGCATACCCCCCGCACCGCCACCACCGCCACGGGAATCGTTATTACTGAAGCCACCACCACCCCCGCCAGCAACTACAAGATATTCAACGGAAGGAGTTACATTCGATTTCCCATACAACGAACTCATACTCCATGAAGACCCTGATCCACCTACTCCCGCAAGAGTGCGAACCGCCGCGTCATTCATAGTAATTGTGGAGGTCAAACCTAAGCCAAGTTCCTGGGCAACACTAACCGGGCTGGATGTACCACCCATATTCAGTGCCCCACTGGATGGCATTGTCATTATTTAGCTCCCAGTACTTCCAGCTTTTCTTCAAGTTGAGTTATGCGCTGCTCTAGTGCAACTACATATTTTGCTAACTCTACACTGGAAGCTAAAGCGGCCCCACCATAGTTTACGGACAACATTCCATCATTGTCGGATTGAATCGCTTCTTTAAGGAACTTTTGTAGCCCCTGAGCAGACACACCAACTTGACGCTCGTCTGAATCAATACGGGTGTACGTTCCGCTTTTTAATTTAGCAAGACACTCAATAAAATCGGAGGGTAAATCCGCCCAGTCTTTTTTTAGCCTTTCATCAGAATACGCCGTGACGTTCCCAGCAGCAGTCATGTTGCCCGACGTATCTAATTGCCAACGATTGGCCGAAGCAGACCAGCCGCCGATGCGCATCACGTTATCAGAGTCCAACCCGAAGTTGATAGCGAATTGTCCGCTGCGATGGAACGCCATGATTGCGCCGTTACCGCCCGTGGAATAGGCTGACATACCAACACCAGAAGAAGAACCAGTATTGCCGTTACCTGTGAAGTTTTGAACGCCTGTCCACGTAAACGAGGTACCAAGAGCATTACTGACACTGTTTGTGTTACCTGAGTTGCTTGCAAAACTTGCGTTAGTGGCCGAAGAAGCAAAAGTTGCATTGGTAGCAAAACTTGCGTTAGTGGCCGAAGAAGCAAAAGTTGCATTGGTGGCTGAAGAAGCCGCGCCGCTCAGAGTAGCAGTAATTGTTCCTGCACTAAAGTTACCCGAGCCATCCCGAGCAACAACTTTGCTGGCTGTGTTGGTGGTGGTTGCGTCTACTGCAAACGTGCGAGCAGTTGACCCGTTGAAAGTACCGCCGCTTGTGAGGTATGTCCCCGCCGTCAAAGCCGCCGCTGTGGCATTTGCTGTGGTTGCAGTTGTAGCCAGCGTAGCCGAACCCGCAGCAATACTGGACTGAGCAAGCCAAGTGGGGGCTGCTGCGCCGTTACTTTGAAGAACTTGCCCGGAAGTGCCCGCCACAGAGTACGCTTGTGCGGACCCCGTACCATAAGTGACGCCCCCGTTGGTGGGGGTGGCCGTGGAGTTTGTACCGCCGTTAGCAATTGGAAGCGTGCCGTCAACATGGGTGGCCATGCCAATCTTGCCCCAGCTTGGAGCCGCGCCCACACCACCGGAGATCAGTGCATTACCAACCGCTACGTCTGCGAGTTTGGCCAGAGAAGACGTTGTATCCGCATACAACAAATCTCCCACAGCGTAAGAACTAAATCCAGTACCGCCATACCCAGCACCAATAGTGCTCCCATTCCAAGTACCAGCAGTGAGGGTACCAACTCCAGTAATCCCCGTGTAAGAACCACTGAGCCTTGAAGTACCCAACGAACCAGAGGTGATGTTGTTCGCATCGGTTGTGTCCGTGGTGGCTGAAGCTGCAAGGCCCGATACCGCCCCTGCGGCAATGGCAATACCTGTGTTGGTGACCGAGGTCACTTGTCCTTGTGCATTGGTTGTAAAAACAGGAACAGAAGCCGCCCCGCCGTATGTACCCGCAGTACCTGTGTTGGCAATGTTGAAAGTGTAGGTGGGGGACTCATTTAAACCTGTACCCGCCGTGTATGTGATTGGTGCGGAGAACTGCTGAAAAACAATTGCTGTTGTACCAACCGTTATAGGAGGCGCGGTCTGTTGCACCCAAGCGGTATTAAGGTTAGCAACGCCGCTGGTCACCAAGAAAAAGTCACCCTCGTCAATCTGGTTAACTCCGGTTCCAACAGTATCGAAATCTGTAGCACGAGTCAGAATGTAAGGCGTTCCGGCAGAACCTACCTGAGTAACAACATACACACCGTTATTTGCTCCTGCGGCTTCGTTCTTTACCAGTATTCGTTCTGTGGCAAAAGTAAGCGTTGAGTCCACAGACAGAGCGCCGTTAGCGTTTGCTGTAAGCGTTGCCCCCACCCCGGATGTGCCGTTGTTGTATGTGTTTGCTGGTAGAGTTGTTGTAGTTGCTAAGGCTACGGCTTCATGGAAGTGGATGCCCGAAGCAATCGCATCCGCATACGCCTTGTTGACGATATCGGTGTTGTTGGTTGGTGTTGTCGATACTGTGCCGGACGTAATATTTGCCGTGGTGATGTTGGCCGTGCTGGTGCCCAGTGTGCCAATGTCAAGAACGTCAACAGCCAGCCCAGCCGCGCTCAGATAAACCGACCGCGAAGACGGGTAGGTCACAAAGACGTTCTTTGTACCAATACCAAAGGGCACCAACGACCCTGCATTGCTGGAGGACAGCACAGTGGTGCGAGACAGGGTTGTACCCGAAGCGGTGTACGTACCAATCCCGACTTCCCAATCGCCTGCGGTTAGGTCTACGATGGTGTAGTACGTGGTGTTGCCGTCACCAACAGTGGCAAAGGTCTGATACCCAAGAACAGCCCCGGCAAGCGTGATGGTCCCCGTCCCGGTGGTTCCCGTTGTTTCTTGTACCCTGTCTTTTACTACGAGTGCCATTTGTGCCTCTTACGATTGGGTTTTCACAACCTGCCAAGTGGTAGATTGTGAGTTGTTTATTTCAGTCCAATTTGCCGTTTGTGAGTCATTGATGATTTCCCACAAGAACCGAGCAAGTATCACATCCGCCCCTACCGCGCTGTCCTGTATGGTAGCAAGAAAGACGGCTGAAGCCAAGAGCGAATCCAGAGCAGCGGCGGTGTCACTGACAACGGCATTAAATGTAGAGGGGGCCACCAAAGTACTGTCGGACGCAGTAGCCGTATCGGCTATCGCAACCCCAAATCCAGCAGCGGCGGCGGTTGTATCAAACCCCGTAGCAAGCTCAGCCAAAAACGCCAAAAGGTCCGCATTTGAACTTGGCGTATCCAACGCTGACATTAAATCTTGAGCGAGTGCGGTATATATCTGCCCGCCAACAAACGAGTCGGACACTGTTCCAGTATCCGCATATGCCCCGTTTAAATCTGCTTGGGCTGAATACAGATCAGACACGCTGGCAATGTCTGCACATAACCCTTCAAAAGTTGCCGCAGCGGCGAACGTGTCCGAAGCAGTTGCTGCGTCCTCAAAATACGCCGGGAACACCACCGAGGCTGATAGCGTATCCAGCGCAGTAATTGTCTCCGCTATAGCCGCGTTGAAATTAGAAGACGCAACGGTGATGTTTATACCAACCGCAATCTCTTCCAAAATCAGGGGCGCAAACAGCGCCACCGCATTGACCGCTGTGTCTGACGCCGTTACAGCTTCATCAACCGTGCTGTCATAGCTTGCGCCCGCCCCTGCTAAAGCAGCAAAGGGGGCAGCGGCAAATGCGGATGTACCGAACACAAAGGATTACGCAGCGTCAAGGCTGAACGTGTAAGTCACATTCAACGTATCCCCGCTCACCACGGTACGGTCACCAGGAGACTGGAAGTTGGCTTCGGAGAACAAAACCCCCGAAGTGCCACTGCTCACAGTACACAGGAACGCCCCGGCAACAACACCCCCAGCACCAGAAATAGTGAACGATGAAGGTGCAGCAGAGTTGGTGATGACAGACGGATCAGCCGTGGTAGCTGTACCAAAAGTCACAGACTTGCGTGAGCCAGCGTAGTTGGTGAACTCAGTCCATGATTTAGAACCTAAAGTGTCAGCAGCCAAATACGTCACGCCAGAGCCAGGGCCAGTCACCAATCCAAGGAAAAACGAAGCCGTATACGTAGTACCTGTGAAGTACTGAGTATTCATGTTTTGCAGCCCCACATTGACCACGAGATTGTGCATCTCGTCTTCCCACTTTAAGTTGCCATCTTTATCTAGACATTGAACGTGAAACACGCCCCCGCCATGAGCGCCATTTTTCAGGGCTGTACCAGCAACTAGACCCGCAGTTACGGTGTCAGTAGATTGAGCTTTTTCGTTGAACATAGGATACTCCTTAAACAAGTCGAATGAGTGCAGATGTGCTGGTGTTTGCAGGCATCGTCACGGGGAAAGTGTTGACCGAAGTTTTGTCGTTACCAAAATCTAAAACGCACACAGCGCCATTATCCCCGGCCTTGTAGATCAACGCACCTCGGGCTGTGATTGCTCCAGTCCAAGAGGGCGAAGAAAAATCCACATATGTGATGCTTCCAGCAGCGGTGGTTTCTGTGCTCACAGTAGCGGTAACAACTTGCCCACCAGCAACGTAATTGCCACCCGAGGCTTCTCCAGTCGTGGTGTACGCAGTGGTGGTCTCATCAAGTGTGGCTGCATTGGTGTACAACGCCAGATAAAAAGTGTTCGACGAGAAGTTGAACGACCCGTTTATCAAGCCCGACCGGAGAGTGTTGCAACTGTAGTTGCCCGTAAACGCCATTACAAAACCCCAGTATTCTGTGGCAACGCAGGTGTGCGGTACTGTCCGCTGCGATACGCATCGCTACGCTCCAGCCCATCACCCAGACGTTTGGCCATCGCAAGTGCTTCCATGTACTTCTGGTTGTACAACGTAATCATGTCGGTTTCACCTTTCATGAAGGTATACGCCTCAACCAAAGACCCGTACAACAATACAGAGTCAAAGTTGTCGCCCAACCACGTTTGGCCGGAAGCCGCAGTGGTAATGGAGACAGGGTAATAGTAGTAATGCAACTCGACGTTGTATATCGCATCCGGCGTTGGGCCAAGGATGAATGACAACTCGTTGGTGATTACAGGAGAAGGATCGTTGGATGTGGTTGGTCCAAACAATGCGTAGTACTTGGGGAGTGCCGTATCCGTGGCTTTTGGGTACGCCTGACGGATGAAGTTCACGTCTTTGTTTAGGAGGAATTCTTGCCCGTCCACTGTCTCAACTGCCAGTGAAAACACGGACAAAAAGTCGCCCGGACACGACAAGTATTTGTTACCTGTAGACGTTACCCCCGTCACGTTTTTACGCAATGAGGGAAACTGCACCGAGTTGTATATACGTTGTTCAGCTTGCGTGATGAAAGTGTTGATCTGCGTCGTTGAGGACACAGTACTCCCGCTCGCAAGGTACGTATCTGGAAATTGATTTTCCGTGTACGTTTGAATCGTATTGAACAACTCGGTGTAGTTCATGCCATTGGGCCTCTGGCCATCACGCCTTTGGTAGCCGCTCCAGTGCCACGAATTTTGATACCGCTGGTTTTGGCGGTGTCAGGATACCCTGCGCCAGGAGGCAACGGGCTCGTGTTGGGCTTTGGTTGCTTGTACTTGTTCAGCGGGTCTTTAGTGTCCGCAGGGAAGAATTTGTATTCGTCATTGGGGTTCATATCAGCCTCCACGACCAGGGCTACGCTGGTTCATTACTTTGGCCATGTTGCGCCCGTACTTGAGCATGTCGCTGTTGGTTTTGCCGCCAGCACGCATCTTTTTTGCGCCGGGGTGCAGGCGTTTTTCATGCGCCATGACTTTTTTGTCGGCAATTTTCTTCACTGTCTTCGTGTCCATTTCGACTCCTTATGTCGTTGATACCGATACTGTACCCAATTGCACGCTCAAAACCAAGTTATTTGGTGTGAGGGCCGCGTCAAAAAATGATGATCCCCCCACAGGGCTCCACCCCCACTGAAAGATGCGGCTACCCGCTTCCACAGTCCCCGTACCCGTAGGCCCAGTCCCGCCATTCACATTGATCTGCAACCCGCTTGTCCCCGACAGCACATAGCTCCGGTCAGGACGGGGATTACGCAAGCCTTGTGGGTCGTCTACTGGAAACTCGCCTAAGTGCAATTGTGGCTGATCTGGGTCCCAACACTCCGGGCAAACCAAGAGGTCGTAGTTACGACCCTTGACGACTTCACGCTTCAAGATCGAAAGCTTAAAACGCTGGTCACAGCGATCGCACTGGGAGATCGCATTTTTACCGGAGGCGAACCTATTTCCCATTAAGTCCCACCAATAAACTGCTGACGAGGCACAAAGCGAACAGACGCTTTCTCTTGGTCTTCGCCAGCCGCCGTTTGCCAAGCTTCGTCGTACTGGGCCTTCAACATAGGTATCCGCTCGAAACCAGAAGGAATTTTGCCAGCAATGTAGTACGACAGGCCCGCTGCCATACAAGGGATAAACCTGAACGGCACGTCCATAACGTTGACACCGCCGCCTGCATCTTGAGTACGGCGCAGTCTCCAGTACACAAACTGATACGTCTGGGCATTGTCGGGAGTCGGCCAAACTGTGACGGCTGGGACTTGCGCCCAATACACAATTGCTCCAGCAGTGTGAGCCGCCGCAGTGGTATTTTGTTGGCCACGGAAACAGCTATACAGGGTATTCCCTGTTATGTATCCGTAGTTGATGATCTCGTTGTCGATCTTGATGAAGCCCGATGCGGGTAAACCCGTAGCATTGCTCAACACAATCTCAGTAGACGACGAAGTAATTGTGGTGCTCAGAGTCGCGCTCACGGGCGAGTTCTGGCCATTGAACCGCTGCACCCACACTTGAATTGGGCGAGCTTGCTGAATCTTGTTGGGGATCGTAGCGTAGGTCGAGACGCTGATACGGGTGATGGTCAAGTCGGCTTGCGTTGCCGCCACGTTCCCACCCGTGCGAATCACATGCTCCAGCAGATCAATGGTGTCGTCTGGCAGCGCGTAGGTGTTTTGCCCTTGAACCAAGTTGATGATGCCCGGCTCAAACGTCCACATATTGATGCCGCGACTGGCCCAATCTGCAAACATGATGTTGAGGCTGCGCCGCGCTGTACGCAGGTCGTAACCCGTGCGCAACTCTGAGCCAGCACGCTCGTAGGCTTCCTCGACCAACTCGGTCAGGTCAAGGTTGAATGATGTTGCGCCAGAGGTAAATGCCATTATCTAAATCCTGCTGTCTTCTTTGCAATGCTTTTAGGTTGCGCTACAAATTGTTTTCCGGCTTTTTTACCTGCTCGCTTTGCTTTCGTTGTCGCAGCGTACTCAGCAGGGCTGAGACTTTTGATCGCAGCACTTGGAAGATATCTTTCACCCGTGTCAGAAGAGCGTTTACCACTTTTGGTCCTCCATTTCTGGTCTGTCCAATTTTTAAGCGACTGCTGCGGGGCTTTCAATCTCTGTACCCCCCACCTGCGGCCTTGTACCTCTTGGCAAGCAACTGCGCTTTTCTGGCTGACCACTGACCTGCCGCCGTACCCTGCGTCGCTGAATTCTTGATAGAATTGAACAACGACTTACGCATACTCGGTTTGGTGTAGTTGCCAGCAGCATTCACGCCGCCACCTTCGGCGTACATGTCCACATCGTTGGGGTTATCCGTGCGATGGATGACCTTTTTGGTCGGCATCTTCTTGGGGTTGATTGCCCCCATCCCACGGCTGGCCATCATTTGATGATCGTCCCACGGGTTTTACCCCGCACAGCAATACCATCGGCACGACTTGAGGCAGTACCACCCGAAGCTTTTTTGACGGGCGCTGATGCGCTGTCTATGTCTTGGGGTGGGTTACCCTTCTCTGCCGTGTAGATACCTGCATTCTGCTTTTTGTCGTAGTCTGCAAGCTCTTTAGCCGTTGGGCCACCTTGCTTGCCGCGACCTGCGCCAGCGTTAGATTCAGCCATGATTTACCTCAATACATTTTGCACTTGGTCTTGCCACGAGAGGCAATACCGTCAGCGCGTTTAGAAGCCGAAGTCGCACCACCGTTGGCCATTTTCTTGACCACGCCACCTTTTTTGTATTTGGAACCCAGCGCGGCCCGTACCCGCCTACCAAGAAGCCCACCTTCAGTATCAGTGTCGGTGCTATCTGGGTTTAGCTTGTCGGACATACTCAAAGCTCTGGGCTTGGGTTTAGAAGCAACAGCGGCTTGGGCGGGAGTTTGGGCTTTCTCGTTTGAGGTTCTGCCAATATACTCCATTACGCCTTTTTTGAATTCTTCGCGTGTTGGGGTACGACGAGGAACGTAGTTCTTCATCCCCTCTTCCCGGCTCACAATGTTGGGGCGAGCAGGAGCCGCAGCGGCGGAACGAGTAGGAGCGGCACGAGCGGGCGTGGGAGCGCCTTCTGGATAGTACAGTTCTCCTGTATCGGGACTGACTTTGGCACGGGAGCCGCGAGGCCCCATTTCGGCCATTGACGCGGCATCAACCGCCGCACCGGCGTCGCCATACCCGAAGCTGCCAGCGTCCATCTTAGCGGGAGCGGCTTCCTCTGTACCCAGAGCAGCCATACGCGCCATTTCGGCTTTGCCACGGGCGTCCATGCCTTTTTCTTCGTCTTTGCCTTTTTTGTTGGCCATGTAGGCCAACCCAGCGAGGGCAGCAAGCCCAGCTAAATCTCGTCCTCGTGCCATGTCAGGCTCCTTTTAGGCTTTGCCGCCCTTTTTCATACCCAGAGGTTTGCTACCAGTCATCTTGACTTGAGTGCCCTTGGTTTTACCCTTGGCAGCAAGTCCGTCCCGGCTGGGAGCAGCGGTTTTAACAGTGCCCATTTTGGCGGTAGTAATGCCGCCAGATGCCATTTTTTTCATACCCTTCATTTCAGCAGCTTCGTGCTTAACCATCGACGCAGGTGCGCCCTTCTTTTTCATGAAGGACACTTCTTTTTTGACCATCGCTTTGGATTCTTTCATTTCGCCACCTTTGTTAAAAAGTTTGTTTTTGCCCTGATCGGTTTTGGGCTTGTTTACACCTTGCAAATCAGCACGGCTACCCGTGCCAAACTTCTTGCCTTTGTCAGCGGCGGCAAAATCTTGCCCCACACTTTGAGGAACTCCGGCCTTCTTGGCAAACGCTGGGTTGTTGGCCACCGCCGCCATGAAGTTATGTTGTTTCTTGCTAACTGAGGGCACTTCGCTGCTCCTTCATGAACATGTCGATCTTGGTTTCTAGCCTGTCCAACCTGTCCATGATTCGATTGATATCTGCGTGCAAGTCTACCTTGGTCACGTACTCTTTAGGCATTTCTTCTCGGGTCTTGTTAATCAAAATCTGAAGGCGTTTGATCTCATCGGACTTCTCTTTCAGATTCCAACCAATTAGCCCCAGAAAGGCCGTCAAAATAGCGTTCCAGATAGCCATTTCCATCAGACAAACCTACCCTTAGTTTTGCCTTTGGTGGCGATGCCATCGGCACGACGAGAAGCGGTCATGCCGCCTTTCTTCATGCCTTTGCCGGAGAAACCCCCCGGCACGTCGTAATTTTTGTCCGCTGTGTCACCAGAGTCGGAGTCTTCTTTCTTGCCCTCGGAAGCCCCAGCAGAACTGATCGACTTCAACCCGGCTCCAGCCGCCCCGGCCCCAGCCGCACGAACGCCAGTCCGAGTAATGGCACGATCGATCGCCTCCTCCTTAGCAGCTTTTGCTGCGCCCTTGAGCTTAGAGGTGTCAGAGACAATCTTTTTGAGGTCACCAATAGTGCTGGCGTTGCTTTTAAGCGAAGGCATACTGCTCCACTTGGTATTGCGAATACCTGCGCCAGCACCCGCGCCGCCACCTTCGAGCAATTGGTCATCACCTCGTTTTGGGAAGCCTTTTGGCATGGTCTACCTCAACATTTCCAAGCCCGTAGGCTCTTGTTAATCCGACTGTTTGGGTCGTTGGCTGTCTTCTCGGATGTGAGTTTTTTCTTCATCCCAGTCATCCTTGCACAGAAGGAGTCTCGCCTGCTGCCGCCCTCGGGCTGCGGGGCTTTTAACCCCGGCTTGCCCGGATTGGCTTTGTTGTAGGAAGCCCGTCCCTTGGCGTTCAAACCACCCTTGGGGTTCTTGCCTTCCTTGCGAGTCCATGCAGGAGATTTAGCCATACCACACCATTACGGAAGCGATGCTGGTCACGTCCACGTAGATGTTTGTTTGAAACAGCACGCCCTCACCCGGAAGGATGATGTAGTCTGAGTTGGTAGAGTTGGCCAGCATATTGATGGTCATTTTGGTGGAACCAGAAGCCCCGCCGTCTTTGAACACCACAACGCCAGCGGCGGTAGTGGGCACAATCAGGAGCGCCTTGATACGGGCACGCCCAATGTTTTCACCTGCTTGGTCCAGAAGCTGCCCGTCGTCAGTTCGCGGGCGACTCGCTAGGATGTCAGTTTGCATTTACGACTCCTTTAGTCATTTTGCTGCTCTGGTTTTGGCGCTTCTAATATGCGGGCTTTTAACTCCGCATTTTCCTTCGCCATTGCCGCTACAAGCCCCATAGCGTAATCTCTTTGGTTCTCCAAAAGCCCAAGCATAGCTTGGACCTCTGGGTCTTTATGAGTCAACATTAAGCAGCGCGAGTAACCAATTTCCAAACCGGGCTGGTAATTACTCCCGTCTGGATGTAAAGGTTTGCACCAGTGCTGTCAACATACATGGAGCCGGGGCCAGCAAAGTTGTCGCCCGTTGTACCGTCAACAGGAGCACCCGTGTTAACCATAACTACAACGTCGTCTTCCATGCGGATATTGGCTTTTTGGTAGGGAGTAATGCTGGAGGGGCCACCACCATCAGCAACAGGGTCTTGCATTTTTAGGTCAAGACCGTATTCAAAACCTGAACCCCCGGTAGTTTGAGCCATCGCAACACCAAAAGCGCAACGAGCGGTAGTTAAACCAGCGTCGCCGTCCATAAATGCCATAACAGCAGCATCGCCAGACAAAGTGTTGGTATTGATGATACCCAGCACGCCCGCCATTAGGCCGTTGTTAGCGTATGTACCAATAACTGCAAATTCACCTACTGTACCAGCCATGTGGTTAAAAGTAGTAGAAGGAGCTACAGAAAAAGGAGCGCCGCACTGGACACGCCCAAATACAGAAAAAGCCTCACCGGGGGTTAAGTAGCTGCTTGAGCCAAAACCTGTGGTTGGCATTACACGGGAATAGAAGCCCGAAATTGCTGTCCCCTCAT